TGCAATGGGCAACCCTGCCGGTGGTTATTCCGCTGGCGCTGGTATATCGCGCTATCTGGGATTTGGGGACTATACAGTGTCCTCAAATTCCCTGGTGGACAAATCCTCGAACTCGGTACCTATGATGCATTCTGTAGGAACTTCTGTAACAGTACGCCATAAGGAATATTTGGGAGACGTGTTAACCTCGTCTACTGCGAGACAGTTTAGAAATCTGTCTTACCCCATCAATCCTGGTGTACCACAGACTTTTCCTTGGTTGTCAGGAATTGCATCCGCTTACACTGAGTACGAGTTCAAGGGTTTGGTTTTCCATTTCCAGACCACTGCTGGTGAGTATTCTGGATCAGGAGATGTTGCCGTTGGTTCCGTTATGATGGCAACCAAATACCGTTCCACTGATAAACCATTTACCAGCAAGCTCGAATTATTGAATGAATTTTTCTCCACCTCTTCCAAGGTGGCGGATAGTTCCGCTCATGCCATTGAATGTGCCCCGAATCAGACCGTTTTAGGTTCCAGATACGTCAGAAATGCGCCTACGGATATAATTGGTGATGAGAAATTCTACGACCTTGGAGAATTTAACATTGCCACCATTGGCGTTGCTGGATCATCAATTAATGTTGGTGAGCTGTGGGTCACTTATGAAGTGGTTTTGCGCAAACCACGACTGATGCCTTTTTCCGCGGTTTATACTGCACATTATCAGGGTGTTGGTGTTAGTTACACCAATCCTAGTGTTAGTAATCCATTAGGCACGGGTACGTTGACTAAGCAATATGATTCCATTGGAATCACTATCAATACGGCGGCTAGGACTATAACCTTTCCGTCCACTATTTTTGGTAGATTTTCGATAATGGTTGCCTATCAACAAGCCACAGTTATTCAGACAAATGGCTTTAATTTCGGTACTGGAGCTACAGGCGTTGACATGTATCGCGGCGTCGGTTCGATTAATCCTAAGGCCACTGGCGGTCTTGGTGATTATACCATGGTACAATTTGTCGACATTTCAAACAATGGTACTCCAGTATCCATAACTGCTGCTTTCTTAAGTGGATATGTTGGTGCGGGTGCTATTGATGTATATGTGTCTTTATTGGCCAGTGATTCCGTCTAATTCCAAATTCACATGAAAGACGACCACTGGCCTTAACGCTCAACCAGGAGTTAGCATTTCCTGAAATCATGGTGGTGCACATGATTGCGTGTTGTAGCACTAGTGCGGTAAGTAGTCCCAAAATATGCGTAATTTACAAAAATACGGTAATTTCCGACAAAATCAGAAAACACACAAAAATTCCACGCAACGGCTCACTCGTGCTGCTGCGTGCGGTGCCTTACGAGTAGTCTATCCCAGACCCGCAAGCATGTGCGGCTTCCGAGTAAATTTGCCCTCTCGGAAGATCATGCTTTTCAAG